AATTAAAGAGTTTAAAACTCTTTCTGGTAAAATAGGAGCGACAATTGGCAAGATAACAAAACCTATAATGAGTTTATTTGATTCTTTAAGTAGTCTTAGTTCAGTAGGCAAAACGATTGGTCCAATTGTTGAAAAGTCAAAAAAGTTTGCATCATTAGCAAAGGGTATTTTAAGTAAAGTTCTATTACCTCTGTTTGCCATCTTTGACTTCATTAGTGGTTTTATCGAGGGTTTTCGTAGTAAAGGAGAAGATGATACTCGTGGTACAATGGAAAAAATATTTGATGGTTTGCTTGGTGGCATCAAAGAGATGATTAAAGGCATTTTCGTTGTACCTCTCGATTTATTGAAAGATGGTGTTTCATGGCTTGCGGAAAAAATGGGATTTGAAGAATTTTCAAAGGTGTTAGATAGTTTTTCTTTTACAGATTTATTTGATAAAATGGTTACAAAAATAGGCGAAATTATTAATGGCATAGCGGATTGGTTTGGAACTCTCTTTACAGACCCAATTCAGGCAATAAAAGACCTTCTAAAATTAAATACGGACATTCAAAAATGGATACTTGGAAAAATAGCATCAGGGTTACAAACAATCTTTAATTGGGTTGGAGAATTATTTTCCTTCAAGGGCGACGAAGAAGATGAGGGTCTTGGTGATTTTATTAGTAAAAAAATTAAAAAACTGTTTGAAGCAATAAAGCTATTTGTTGCTGAAAAGATTCCTGGAGGAAATAAACTTCTTGAACTGCTTGGACTTGGTAAAGTTAGCGAACGAACATTACAAGAAAAGAAATTAGCTGATCTTGAAGAAGAGGCAAGAACGGGCACAACGCTTCTTGGATCAGATGAGAAGTATCGTGCAGGGAAAGCAAAAGAGGCAGCTGCACTCAAAGAACAATTAGGTCTGAATAATCCAACAGGTACGCAGTTAGCAGCAGATACACAAGATAATCAAACAGGTGCACAGTTAGCAGCAGATACGCAAGATGTTGCTACCAAGAAAGAAGAAAAACAAGCTGGTGCTACTGTAGTTTCTGCTCCATCAGATAATAGAGATATGAGACAAACAAGCATTAACTCTTCTACATACCTTGCGCCATCACCAAGTTCTTACCCTTCAGACCCAAATTGGGACTTTGAAGACGCTCGTGGTAGGTAATAAAAAAGGGGAGACTCAGCGAGCCTCCCCTCCAAAAGTATTGCACTTTTGTTAGTCTTCCTCAGCCAACTGTTTGAAAAAGTCTAGGCTGTCATCAGAGGACTCATCACTCCAAGACACTTCTTCTTCTTTTGCCTTGGGTGCAGGAGCTTGACGAGACACACTTGGTGCTTCCATAATATTATCCTCGTCAACCTCAGATGCAGTAGAAGATACTGCTGTTGTTCCAAGAACACGGTTGAGTCGAGTTTGCAACTCAGCAAATGTCTTGAAGTTCTTTGGATCCACAAAATCCTGAAGAGAGTATTGTGAAGACCAAATCTTTTCGAGTTCATCATCATCCTCAGAGAGAGCAGATACACTATCGAACTCAGACTTATCGTAGTTGCGATAACTTTCAACGTTACGAATCTTCATTTTGAAGTTGGCACCTTCCCAGAAATCAAATGGGTTGATTGGTGATTCATCTTCAAACTCAGGTGACATCATATCGTTAATCTTATCAAAGATTTTCTTGCCAAACTTATAGAGACGAACAGTACCATCGTTCTCAGGATGAGCAGGGTCTTTGACAACATAAATGTTAGCGATATAGTTTAATTTACGTTTCTGTTTACGAGCTTGATCTTTACCAGCTTCGTCGCCACGATTCCAAAGCATTGAATTATACTCACCCACTGGATCTTTCTCGTTAAGAGTAGTGAGAGAGTTCTCAATGTACCAGCCACCTGGACCTTGGAAACCATGTGAGAATAGACGAACCCATGGAAGGTCTTCACCCTTTGGTGAAGGAAGAAAGCGAATTACGGCATAACCGTTACCAGCTTTATCGACTTCTGGTTGCCAGAACCGAGTATCAGCTCCACCACTTTGATTACCAGATTGAAGTTTATTTGTTTCTGCTACGATTTTATCATAAGCAGATTTAGAAGACCGCTTGAGGTCAGCAAAAGATGTAGTCATATTTTTATATTCCTTATATTCGATGTATGTTTTATATTTCGGTTTGTCCACAATAACTCATTACGATAACTTATTTATACTATACTTCTTGATTAATGTCAATAGTTTTTCTCTCCTTCTTTTTCTAGCAACTTCATTATTCATTCGCAGGGACTTCCTGTTGTTACTGGGGATACAGTCAAGTCATCATTTACTTGTTTAAAGTAAACGGTATCACCAACTTGCAATGGAAACATGGGACCTATAAAGGCTCTACTTTCATCCGCCGCTGGATTTGTAGATACGACATTACAACCAACAAATTCGTAGTTAACTTCACCCTTCTTATACACAGGAGTGAAACCACAAGCACTCAGCATAGCAATCGCAAATGCTGAAATAATAATTTTCATAGTAATATTTCCTTCGTTATCTTTTTACATTTATCAAGGTCATATTGAATAAACGACCTATACTTATATATGAGACGTTTCTTTTCATCCCAGATAATATCATCTAACTTTGCGTTCCAATATCGAGTGAACCGAAGAATGTCGTCAAGGATAATCACAGTCTCCAAACTAATCTTATTCTGTAGAAGCAATCGAAGAAGAATAGGATGATTGCCATCTTCTACCAATACAAGTTGATTGCATGATATATCATTCGAAAGGCAGTAATCATAAAGTAGAGATAGCTCATTACTATAATTATAACTAATAGACTCTTTATTTTTTCGCCAAGTTGCATAGTTATTTTCGCTTTCTTGAGACACTAGACTTCCAATCCAGTTGTCTCCATTAATAATAAAGTTACTGACAAAGAACTCAACCAGTTCATCTTTGCTATACTTCTTTTGGAGCTTTCGAAAGAAGAACTTATCTTTTCTTTTTAAAAACGATTCAATTTTAGCTTTGACCTTACCATTGTATTTGAAATAATCGTAGCTACTCGTGAAGTGTTGCTTCAGAGCAAGGTAAGTCTTATACGCATCGAATCCTTCATTCACATCATACATAATCATACTGGCAGACTGTTAATCTTTTCCTTCATCATGTTGAGTTTGCTTGCTTCGTAAGCAATGGTGTCTTTAATTTTAGAGTTGATCAGTTTTGCCGCCGTTTCAACCTCAATTTCATTTTTCTCGCAATACCATACGATTGCATCCATATATGATATTTTAAGTTCGTTTGATATTTCTTCAATTTTAATTGAGAACGATTTTGTATCGAGCATTATTTTTCCCATCTATAGAATATGTGACTGTCAATTTTAGTTGTGCGTGTTTTCGTTGCTGCCCATGCTGGCTTAACATAGTCTGCATGATAGTGAGTTGCACCATCTGTAATATCTACTACAAACTGTGTCATAATGATATCTGCAAGTTTAGTAATTTCCATAAACGTATCAAAGTCTTTTACAGTATCAGATAAACCATCACAATACCAACTGAACTGGCAGCGGTGTTTAATTGGATATTCTTTTGTTTTATCTGCCCAAGAGACTCGTGTTGGACCTTCCATTACAACTTCGCATATTGTGTTTGGATATCGATGGTCATTCACACGATTGATTGTGACAAGAGCAACTGCCATTTGACCAGCAATAGATTGATTTCTTGCTTCATGATAGATATTCATGGCAAGACAAATCAACTCTGGATCTGGTTTTTCTTCTACTACAACAACAGGTTCCGGCTCGGGTTGCACTTCTTCGACAATCGGAACAGCCTCTTTATTCTCTGCCTCTGCTAAAATATGATTCGTACCAAAAGCAGCAACTCCGAACACAATCGGAACAACAAATAAGAGCGTTTTCATTCACTTTCCTTCTCACTGTATAACTCATTATATAATAGAAATGTAAATATGTCAACCTTTATTTTGCGATTGCTGATAAAGGATTTGTTAGTGCTTTGTTAATCTTACTATCAACTTCTTTGCGGAACTCTCGAATATCTTTATCCATTTCTCGTTGCGCTTGTTTTGTCTCTCGTTCAACTTGATTAACAACTTTATCCATTTGACGGATATCGCTTTTGAGATCATTCTTAATGTCACGAGTATAATCCGATGCTTCAACAACAGAGTTCTTAATTGTATTAACTTCTGTCTTTACGGATTCCATTTCTTTTGTCATAAGATCAATGCGTTTATCAAACCCAGACAGGTCAGGAGCTGTATATTCCTGAATCGCTTCTTTCATATCCATATAATCTTTATAAAACTCAAATCCACCCCACAGACCACCACCAAGCGTTCCGAGTAAAGGTATTAGTAGCAATAGTTTGCCACCACGAATAGTAGCACCACCAATTTCTATTTCCGACATTTCTATCTCCCGTATTGTGAACTGATTAAGTCATTCATCATTTCACTTTGGGCACCTTCGAATAATGAAGCAGCGGGATCAATCAACTGTGGTTGTTGATATACATCAACTGATTGATACCATGTAGAATTATCTGTTAGACTTACTGTATCTTTATAATTTGCACCAATAGCA